AAGGCTTGTGCAATATCTTCTGAAGAAGCTGGATACTTAATAGTTTTTTCTTTAATTGTTTCAATCATCTTTATACTTCCTCTTGTGTTTTATAGTTAGTAGGGTTCATTACTTATTGTCCAATACATTAATAGCTTCTTGTATTGTTTCTCTCATTTCATAAATAGCCGAATTATATCCAACAGTATTATGAAGCAAAGCTCCTTTATGTTGACCAAGTTTTATCTCTGGTAACGATTCTTCAAAAGCTATTAGAATTGACATAACATTATCTTTATAGGTGTCGTGGCCAACACTATTCCATATTTCCTGCAATAATTTACTCATTATTTGTTGTAACTTCCATCCTGGTTAATACCATCATCACCTTCATTATCCAGCGCGTCAGCTACAGCATTAGCGTCATCAATAGTATCAATAGTCGCTTTCTCTAGCACGATTGAGATAAACGCCTTTTTCTGGTCTGACCTTGTATAGTCGTGAGCTTCAAGCATCTCATTAATCTGTACCTTAGCCCTTGCGAGTGTACTCTTAAACTCTTCAATACCCTCTGTATCACCTTCCATCCCCATAGGTTCTGAACCAGCCTGTGCTTCTTCTTGGCGGTTGCGTACTTCTTTATCTTTATTACGTTGTTTTACTATCGCTAAATTATCGTTGATACTTTTCTGACTTTGCTTTACTTGTTCACCGGCTGCGTCCGCATCTTCATCTGTGATAAGCCCTAACATGCTTGAGAGGCTGTATCGGCGTAGGTAAGTGATTGCACTACCTAATACTTGAAACTCGTTCATCTTCGCTAACTGTACGCCTTGTGGAATGAGTACACTTGATTCAATACTCTCACCCGACGCAACATGGAAGATGATAGTTTTGAGACTTTCACCGTCTAATGGTTGTACGTACCCTAACCCGTTCTTGGTAAGTAGTGGTTTAATAATCTCGTTAATCTCGCCTAAGTCTGCAAACTTGTAACCATATCCGCTTGCACCTTTATAAATGTGGGGTACTTCTGCTTGAAATGATGCGAGTGCTTTATATAGTTCTTTCATTATTTAACTCCCATATTATTAAGAGCGCCATCAATAAGTTTATTAAGCCTATCAGTATCAAGTTCTACAGTTTTACTAAGACTAGGTAAATTAACGCCACGATTCCGTAAATACATAGCTGTACCAGCAACTTCGTCTTCAGTAATCTCAAGCTTATCTGCCACGTAAGAATAACGTAGTTTTAATTTTTTTGCTTTTAACCAAACTTTTATAAATTTTTCATAATCTTTTTCTTTGTTATAAGACATTACTATCTCCTTCTTTAAGTAACGATTGAAAATATTGTTTAATGTTGCCTTTTTTATCAAATGCAATTTTTGCTGGGCCAACAATAATATACCCATAAGATAAATATTCGTTAATTTTATCTTCAAAAAGTTCTAGGTTGTTACTTTGTACATAATAAGTTTTGTTACGCATAGTGACCATCCGGGTATACGTTATATGATACTCCGTCAACTGTACCTAAGTAATACGTACTCTTAATTTGTTCTACTTGTATTGTCATATTGTATAGCCCTTTCATTTGCTTATGTCCTTAGTATAGCACGTTAGCTTATGGTAATCAATAAGGATATTGTATTAAATTACTATATTTGTTAAAGTATAAAGATATAGCCAGAGAAGCCTTAGTTGAACTACTCCCACCAGTACTCAACTCATGCCCTTTCCCTCTGGCTATTTTTTTGTATATTTCAGGCTTGTTTAACTTAATCTTAAGCAGTATGATAGCAATGTAATCTGACTGCACTTTAGAAGTAGTGAATCACCGCCAGGCTCGTACCTTATTGCATATACCTTTCATAACGAATGGAAAATAAACATTAGTTGTCCTCACAATCACGAGGACTTCTTTTTTTGTGGTTGTACATAAGCGGTATTTTGTGTATAGTAGTAAGTAACTATTTGCTTTCTTGCGAACACAAATAGGGCGGTATAAATAGAAATACCCGACACTTTCGTATCGGGCTTGCTCTCTTGCTAATTTAATTATAGCAAGTAGATATTATTTATGCAACAGTCCGGGGAGTCGCTGACGTATGCCTTTAGTTGGACTTAAATGAACTATAAATGCGCTCAACGTTTTAGACTATCGTAAAGTCTGCTTTTGTACTGAAGTATGAGAGAATATCAATATAGATACCTTAAAAATTTGGAACTATGTTATAGATGGTACGCATTTGGTAAATGGCGTCCGTTCAGATTGTAGGACTTAATAAACGTCTGTAAAGCTTTAGTGCCTAATCAGTAGCCTATTAATTACCACTTGCATTCTGTCTATAACAATTAAAGGTATTAGTGTAGTGGTTTATGCTGTGGGTAATAGATAATTCAATAAGGTTACTGGTAGCTCCCGTAATACATAATGATGAGCCAAGAAAGAATGTCGGTAAGCATAAGACTTCACAAGCTATTATCCTGAAACCACTGCGCTTATACCTTTAATAAATAGTTACCTAGTCCTTAATAGAATAACGACTACTCTTAATACATTACTTGCTTATAAATTAGATTTAACTAGTAATAACGAATAGGAGTTAGACTTACACACTTCAGGGAATAGCTTCAATATTAACTCCCCCCGCTGTTACAAGGGAAAAGGAAAGTCTTTTAGTGTGTGGTAAAATAGTTCTATACTTAACATAAGGAAAATAACATGAAATCACTTGCATCACGAATCATTTTATCAATAGTAATTGGTTTGGTCAGTTGGGGACTTACGTACCTGCTTGGCTTGGTTATCGGACTTATTCCGTTTATTAGCCCTATTGGTGGCTTTATCATGTTTGTAAGCCCTCTTGTAGGCCTTCTAGCTGGTATCTGGTACTTCTTTACTAATCGTACAGTTGCGCTATAATAGACACATCGCGACGAGCGAATCCTGGGTTCAACCATTCATCCTTCGCCAGATACAAATAACCTCCGCTAAATACGGAGGTTATTTTATTACACTGCCACTGTTGATAAGTGGGCTATTCTAGTCTATATGAGAGGTTTCTCACTTACAAACCGCTTCTGGTTATTTATGATGAGTCTAGATAGCAGGGTACTATTGCACCGTTCCCGCTTTAACGTTATGAAAGTGGTATGGCATATGATTTCTTCGTCATCTGAAGGAGGTTTAGCAACTCAATGAATGCTCTTTTGGTTTGTCATACGATGTTCTATTTCCGTGGGGGGACGGTTACTCTGACCAGGCCGTCCCTACTTTATATTCACCAGTTCTAATTCACCCTCTTCGTGCCGACACCACAGTTCTAAAGCGATGCACGAGATTTCATGTTGTACTTGGGCTTTCCGTTCGGGATTTAAATAGTTCCCATTAATAGCTTGGGTTAATTCTCTCCCGCGTTCATCTAGTCGTTCGAGTGGCATGTCAATGTAATTAACAAGCTCGCTCATATTAGTTGATACTTTTCCAAACACTCTCTACGTGTTCTGTTTGCTCTGGTAAGTCGAACATAAGGGCATCTACTAAGCCTAAAGCTCCTAGTAAGCCAATACGCTCTTTATCGGTTATCTGTTCTACTTCTATTGGTTGTGTTGTATTAAGATTTTCCATAGTGGTTATCATAATAGGCTTGTGCTAGCAATTTTACAAGAAAATTATATTTTTTAGGTATAATAATATCAAGAGATAAAAATATCTCCCGTAACCGACTAAAGCCAATAGGAGATATATGACTAAGTGTAACATTATAAATTGCAATAATAAAATGATTGCTCATAAACTGTGCAGTAAACACCTTACACGATTTAAAAGATATGGTGATGTTAACTATGTAAAAATTGTTAGAGGGGAGAACCGTACAAAACACCCCTTGTATCATACTTACAACAACATGAAAAAACGTTGTATGAACCCTAATAGTATTGATTTTATAAACTACGGTGGCAGAGGTATAAAAATTGCAGATAAATGGCTCGCGCCTTATGGTTTTAAAAACTTTTCTGACTATGTCGGTGATAGGCCAATGGGTATGAGTCTAGACCGTATTGATAACAATGGCAACTACGAACCGGGTAATGTACGTTGGGCTACAAGGATAGAACAAAATAGTAACCAACGAATGAAAAAGAATAACAAAACTGGTTATAGAGGGGTATATGAGAACGGATATTCATATATAGCCCGTGTTGCTCGTATACACATAGGTTCTTATAAAGATATTGAAAAAGCCGCAGTTGCTTATGACTGCGGCGCAATTCAAATATATGGCGAATCAGCTATAACTAATATTATTTAGTTTCTAAATCAACTGTATCTACTAAAAGGCTCGCGCTGTTGCTGTTACCTACACCAGCTGAACCAATGCTTGTGAGAAGCGATAGGAGGCTACCTAAGCCTGAAATGCTTAATACTTGAATATAGTTAAGGTCGAGTAATCCAAGTACGCCAGAAGCGAGTATAGTAGCTCCTGCAACTTGTGCGAAAGTCTTGATTGCACGTTCGCCGGCATCTGCCCAGAATGTTTTTGTTGTTAGTGCTGACATTTTCTTGTTCCTTTTCCGGTTCGCTTGAACCTGTTTAATAAAATTAACGGTCTGTGTTCTTAATTTCTTTTGGTACGGGGTGTAGACCGTGTCTCTTCAATTTGCCACTATTTTAATCCAAGCACATCTTTAATTGCCCCAAACGCGTCTTTAATTGTTTGCAGCTTTTTATCTGCATCAGTTGGGACAGGCTTTTGGATTGCACCCACCTGCGCCTCAAGACTACTAATAGTTTTTTGTGTTTTACGTTTATATTCATCATAACCCCTGCCTGATTCAGCAAAATAAGTCTTAATTTCTTCCGTAACCGTAACGTAATCTTTGCCGGTGTAGCTTTTTACTTCTTCTTCTGAAGGTATGACACCACCAATAAGGCGATAATGCCACATAACTTGTTCGCGTGTAATTTTCATATCATTCTCCTGTACTACTCGTACGTTATTAATATCTTCTGACCAACCGACATATTTCATTCCGTTTCCAAATGCTTTTACAAGGTCGTCTACAGAGTTGAATACTGCATGTCCTGTGCCTGATAGTGGAGAAGAGTAAACTTTTCCTGACTTATCTCTCACCGCGGTGTGACCGTACTGCTTCTTAACTAAGTCACCCTTTAGTTTACCCCACCAGTCAAACCATACAGGTACTGAGGCGTCTGGGAATTTCCTGTCTTCATGCTTGTACTTAAGATTCAACCAGTTCTGCCATGAAGGGTCATAGTAACGGTCAACTCCAAATACTGAACGAGAATACTGATGACATAGTCCCGCTTCGACGCTTTGGTTATAGTTTGGTGGGATTAACTGTTCCATGTTTCTCCTTATAGTCTTAGTCGAGGAAGACCAAGTTGCACATCTAGTATACCAGTATTGAGGTTTAATTGGCTTTGCGACCGCGTCGGGGCAGTAGTAGATTGTGGGTTAATTGGTTCAGGCTGTTGTGGGGTCTGATGGGCTTCAATCAGGGCTTGACGGGGGAAAGAGTTGCTAATTTCTGAGTTAGGGTTCGTCAAAATATAAGCGTTGATGTCTTTTAGCTGTTCAGAAATAATACTTAACCTATTGGGAATTGACGGTTTGCCGATATTAAAGTAATCGGAATATTGCTCAACAGGGATACAACGACGAAAGACTAGGGCGGTCAGGCAATACTTAGCCCGAATCAGCAGTTTATAGTCGCCTTCTGGGGCAGCGATATCAATCGGTAGCTTAATGGTTTCGGAATCGCGACAGCCGGTAATGTTATCTAGGGTTTCGAGTGATGGGGAACTATCTAATTCTTGGGGGTTCGTCAGACCAGGGTCTTTAGGAATGATGTATCGTCTTACTTCCACTTCGGTCCCTTTTTCGACGTAGCGACAGAAATTCACCTTGTACTCAATCAGACTACCGGCTTGGACTTGGTTCAAAATGGTGATTTTGTTGAGCTTGGCAACGTTAAAGGGAAACGCGTAGAAGAAGACCGTGCCTGCAATTAGGCTGAATAAGCCAATCATGATAATCAGCGTAGAGTGTTTTAAGAGCCAATTTATAGGTTTCATTTGACATTGCCTAACGCTGATTGAACAGCTGGAACCGTACTAAACAAGCCATAGGCAATCACCCCGACCACAATAATGGACAGGACGGTTAAGATTGTTTTTGTAACGTTTCCAAATATAAAGTTAATTGATTTTACCCCACCCGCATCAACAAGAGCGGCTACACGGGCTTGTTCTGTGACTATATCGGCTAAGGCTTTTTTTAAATCTGCCATATCCTTATCATAGTCCTTCTGCGAGACAAAGGCGAAGTTGTCCATCCGGTCAATAATAACCTTCTGGTTGCTGGACATATCCTTATAGATACGCCGAATATCGCCTTTAATCAGCCCTACATCCAGCTTGAGCTCTTGGATATCATCGCCTTGCTGGGTGGCCATCACGGACACTCCAGACGATATTCAGCACAGCTAACTAACGTGTCCCAGAACTTATCACCCGTCATTCGCGCCTCAATGTCTTTTGTTTCTGAATTTACTTGTATTCTTTGTTCACGACCATCAACGCCCTGACATTGAGACACTTCAAACAAACATGCTGGCGAATCACCTTTGTCGCCTTTTTGACCTATTAGAGGTACTTCTTTTATTGTTTCTTTGGTAAAGGAATAACTGACTGCATTAATACCAGCTGTCCCGTTGAAATAATCCTTACCAATTACCGGTGTATAGCCATCCTTAGCTTGTACGTAAACAATTTTGGGCGGGTTGTTATTGAGCTTATTGGTAATCTGAGTAGTGTTATTTAAAGCTTGGGTGACATAGAAAAAAGTAAGCAGGTTCATGCTAGCTAGTAAAATCATTGCTAGGGTAAAGTACTTACTTTTCATGTTTTAATTTCCGAAAGCGGCAAGGGTTGATTGTGAAGAACCGAGTGTATTGGTGGTAATGTTAAATACTACATTGTTACCTGTAAAACTTGTCCATGTTCCTTCAAGCACGACGGTTCCTGAAGTGTTCTCCACGCGGATAGCTTTGTTATAAGCCGTTGCAACGGTGTCGTTTGAATAACAGTATTGGTCACCGCCGTACATAATACCCTTCATAGGCTTTAATCCAGGGCCACGAATATCAATTTGCATCCATATAGCTGTCATACCAATATTAATTGTCTTTGTGCCAATTCCAGTTGAAATGCCGAATGGTCCACAGTTTGATGCCATATAATCTCCTTAATTATTTTATATCTACTGTTAGGTAACTTGTACGAGTCGCCGCAAGGTCTGTAACGCCCGTACCTGTATCGCATCTAATTGCAGCACAGTAGCTTTGGCTACCTGGCGTAGGGGTGTATTCATGAAAGAAACTGGCGGCAACAATACCAGAGCCGGCAAGTGTTTGAGTAACCTTGTATTCATAAATAGGCGAACCGGTTACGGTTGCTGAGTTGTAGATTGAGAAAAACCACGTTGCAATGTTAGTTGAAACTGCCCCGGGAACTTGAACGCAAATTCTTACTTTTCTTCCACCCGTTGGTATAGTAACTGAAGTAGTAAGCCCTGTGAGTATAACTGCCGTGTTAGTAATGCCACTCTGAGAACTTGCTGACGATACAGTAGCAAGACTAAGAGCGTTAGCCACGAGCTTAGAGGTTGTAACAGAACCATCTGTAATTGAAGTTGTGGCAACAGTGTTAGCCGGAAGTGTTGTACCACTCAGCGATGTCGTAACAGCACTAGGTAGCAATGAGCCGTTTGCATTAGCGTGAACTAAAATGCCTTCTACAAGTGAGTCAGCCCAGTTAGCCGTCGGTAATGCAACAACAATCGCACCAATCGGATAGATTGAATCAGACCCACCCGTTAATTCCAGCTGAGTAATTGTTGTACCAGATACAATACCCGTCCATTCAGATTGGGAACCGGGGATTGGTTTTGGGTTACCAAAGTTGTCGAGGTTATTAGAGTCAGGAAGATAGAGTTGGAAATCAACTGGGGTATCAGTAGCCCAGCCGTTCAACGCAGCCGTAGAAATAGACGAAGCAGCCAACGCTTTTTGAGCTGTCAGCGTGGTTGGTTGCGCCCGGGTGCCGCTTGATACTTTGTGAAATTTGTCTGTAATGAGAACCATGTGAGTTTCCTTTTATGTCTTAATTATAATTTTATTAAAGTAGTTATGCTAACCGTCGGAATCAAGCAGGCCAATCTTTACATACTCCACAATAACGTCACTTAATTGGTAGGAAGTATTGGCTTCAGTTGAGTCAACCGACCAGGTTACCCAGTTCATGTCTTCCTCAATTTCAATCGGGATTTTCTCTCGTGAGTTACCGTATGAAATAGGCACAGATAAGGTGGTAGACCATGGAAGTGTTCCCCAGGCAGATTCAGCCCAGCCGACAGCAGTTGATACAGCCGAGAAGGAATCAGCACCCACCGTAGAGAGCGAGGCGTCTTCTGTCTTACCCGATACGGCGACGTTGATAATACCCCTCGGACGAAGGAACACAAACGTCACTCGAGTAACAGTTGCCCATTCCTCACCATCTTCAGAGAACCTTAGTTGACCAGACGTTATATTAGTAGGAAACGCTTGGCCGTTATCCATAGTTGACTGGGAGTCGGTCAGTTCAAAAATGATGTTATCTTTTAAAATCAGGTGGTGAGTATTACCAGTGTTATCTTCGTAGAGGTTCATCCAGTCGGCAGATATATTCTGTGGAAGCATCCATGCGCCATCTCGGTCAAGGTCAAGTACCCAGATTTGGTTATTCTCGGTTGCCCCGACTGGAAGTGCCCAATAAATACGGCCGTCGTAAGCAAGTCCCACACATTTATCCATGGCGAGGACGTTTAGATTCACGACGTCAGGTTGGATAGTTTCAGATACTGTGTTCGTTGAGAGAATGTTCTGTAGTTGAGGACGAGTACCGGTTGTCTTAAAGCCACCGCGAGAAGGATACCAAAGGCTGTCTCGGTACGATACCACACCGTCAGGGGAGTCTGTACCGTCTTGTCCATTGTCTTCTTTAACATCAAAGTATGGGATAATTTCATCACCCACTGTCACTGAAGCACTTGTCATAGTATAGCGTTTACCAGACCCATTAGTTCCCCGACAAATTACCATAGGAGTTGGCGTACCTTGTCCGGTTCGGAAAGGCTTTACAACTACGGGGAATTCCTTAGTACCACGGCCAATCTCAACCCAACCACCCCCACCGTATGGAGAAAAGTCGAGTGCTGAGATACCCGAACCACCATAGCGAACGTAACGAGGGTTATCTTTATCACCTGTAAGGAAGACTTGACCGTTAATCACCTGTCCACGAGTGACTTTCGGGCCTTCGGTGGTATCGGCAATCGGAGCAGTACGCGTGACATCTTTCGAAGCGATACCTGAATCCTTATAAGTAAGTCCTGTTATGGCAGAAGCAATAAGGAACTGTGCATCGGCAGTCTCACCCATGTACAGGTTGTAGCTTTGCGCGCCCGTAACCGCTGCCCAGGTAATCGTAAGATAGTTGGTTGTTTCGTCCCAAGCACCTCGTACTAAGGAAACTTGCTGAGAGTCGGTTGGAGCGGCTGCCGTCTCACCGACGGTAGAGTTTGCAGTAATCGTGTAGTAGTAGGTATAAGTTGTACCAGAAAGCCCGGTAGGGGTAATGACAGGCGCTGTAGGAGTAGGCAAAGCTACGAAGGGCACCACGAGTGCAGTCGGGATATTGAAATAACTAAGATTATCGACACCGTTCATCACGAGGACTTTTTCGTCAATCTGTACAAAGTGACCTGGGGCGGTGTTGTCGTAGGTCTTTCCATCGATAATTTGCCACGCGCCACCATCTTTTGAAATAGTCACTTTGGTGGTACCGGAGACGTTTTGGAGAGTAATCAGCCATTTCTCTAAAGTAGTCGAGTTAAGAAACTCTCCGACTTCTCCTAAAATAGTCCCTAAAGGAGTTTGACCGTATTTCACTAAAGACGGCCGAGGGCCAACCGTACCATCTTGATAAATGAGTACATTAGTCGCCCCAACAAGTCCCTTTTGAGGTGTACGCCCGACGTCTAGAGTAGAGTTATAGCCTTCCATCCAAGAACGCAAAGATAACCGTTCAATTTTCGGTGGACGGATTTGCTGAGGTACGTAAGCCATTAGGTATTATATCCCCATTCGCTGTCGAATGATTCACCCATTACTGAGGTATAAAGTGGGATAACATTTATCTGAGAGTCGTTTGCTTCTTTCATTTTTACCATCAAGTTATTAGCCTTTTGAACAAGTGCTGGGTATTGGCCAATCTTAGTCACAGTATTACGGACACGTTCGGCAGCGGTCATATAAACAAGCCAGTTAGGGTCATCGACAAGCACTTCATCACTAGGGTTTACTAGAGGGTCAAGCTTCATAATAGCTGGTACAATCACTTCACCGCCATAATAACTATCGGTAAGTTCAAAGGTCTTAGAAAAGACAAGCTCATCACCAATCACGGCACAGGTACTACTGTTTTGATAGCGACGGAATTCATCAGCAGATACTAAAGAATAATACGCATAGCTATTCGGGTCGGTCGGACTGACAATAACAATGTAGTCGTCTTCACGTTTAGACAGTTCGTAAATGTCTTCATCCATATCAACACGGTCAGAGGTAATAGTTCCGAGTGAGAGTCGTTGGTAGCGGGAGTTCCACTGAACACCCGGTTCAGACAGCCAGTCATCTTGCATAAGATTAGCGATGGCAAGGAACTGCGCGTAACGAGGGGCGCTAGGAGTGGTGGCTTTTCCGTTGGCGACCAGGTTTGCTTTGGCGATTAAAGTCTGTACGTTCATGGTTATTTTCCTGTCTTCATTATAATTTTCATAGAGTAGTTATCCTATGCTCTTAGCTTTTATGGTTGAACCAGCCGAAGACAAGAGTTTCTGAATAGCAGCAGTCGAAGCAGTCCGTTTAAACCCACCTGAGCTAGGCGCTTTAAAGCCAATCTTTCGTGAGCCACTTGATTTTCTTTTAGCGGTTTTAGCTTTGGCAGTTTTTGCAGTAACCTTGGCAGTGCGGGCGGTTTCTTTTTTGGCGATGGCGATTTCAGAACTACTCGGTAGCCAAAGGGTTGGGTCAATTACTCCATCAGCGTAGGTTTGCTGACGTTTGCTGTACGACACCTGGTCAGCAGTGGCTTGTTTGCCAAGCTTCTCTAGGTACTGCTTTTTAGCAACGGTATTAATGTCACTGGTCGCATTTGAAAGCATGTCTTTTTTCTGCTCATCATTCAGAGCTTGATACTCAGGAGAGTTAATAATCCCGTCCCAAATTAGGGTTGTTTCTTGACCAACGCCTTGGTTGTATTCGTATTGTTGGTCACCATCTAACTTAATAGTTTCTTGGCCGACCTTCAGCGTCTTATCGTTAGAAGGGAAGATAGGTTGTCCTGCTTTATCTAAGCGGTCTAGTTCCTCAGTGATAGGGGTAGAGCGTTCTTGAGATGGTCGGAAGGGGTCAACTAAGCGTCCTAATTTATCAGGGTTTGCTTGATTCAGTTCATTGCCGAGTGAGTCAATTTTAGGGTTAAGACCTGTCCTCGCACCTGGTATACGGCCTTGGATAGCCTCTAGAGGAGTATTCGTTTGGCGTTGGGTTTCATCAGTGACGTTCCCTATATCGTTAAGAATAGTCGGAATAACTGAACCAGCTTGGGAACGGACAAAATTCTCCGCATATCGCTTTGGGTCTTGCACTGCGTCTAATGCACCAGAGATACCAGATAAGAAGGATTGTTCAAGCGTACCACTGGCGAGCTGTGTTACTCCAGCTGTTAGGGCTGTGTAAGCGTCACCACCGTCTTTAATAGCGTCGTTGATTGATTTACCAATACCGAATAACGCACCGACTGGGCCGGCGTAGTTCAGAGAGTAATAGGTATTTCCAATTTTAATTGAGTTAGGGGTAATGCCTTCGGCTTTCCAGCGGTTTTGTTCGGTTTGGTCGTTAGGATAGTTCCCAGTTAGTAAGTCGTTATTGGCAAGTTCAGCACCTAAATAGATAAGTCCTGTACCCGTACCGGCCTCAGATATAGCCTGGACCAGTTTGTTTTGATTTAAGGATTTATTGGCCATCTGGGTGACGGCTTCTTTCACTGCACCAATTGGGGTAAAGTCAATTACTCGTGATAAGAAAGCAGACGGGACTTTAGTAAATGGTGCAAGGACCCCTAACGCGGCCTTACCAACACCACGAACCGCTGCATTTTCTTGCTTGGAGACGGCTTCACGAAGCTTATTCGCGACGTTAGATAGTAAGGTGTCATTTCCCAGCACTGCCTGTTCGGCCACGTCTGTAGCGTATTGGGTAGCTTCTTCAGTTGGATTTTTAATGCCATTTTCTACATAGTCATCAAAATCTTTCCCCCGTAGTTTGAGATTCTTTGCTTCGACAATGGTCGCTTCAGCCAGGGAGTTACGGAACTGAGAGTAATAGAACGGACGGTCAGCGGCACCCATGACACGGAAGACCCCATTGACATACGTCTTCAGCACAGGGTTTTTAAAGTTAATTTCACGGTCTATGTATTTACCATCAGCCGTAAATGAGCGTTCATCGACGCCTGACTTCAGGTACTTGCCTGCTTTTTTAAGCCCTTCAGCAGTACCAGCCCAGTTACCTCGGTTAGTTAAAACAGAACTTCGCTTCCCTGTGATAAGAGAGGCAATCATATCGGTGGCAACAGCACCAGGGCGAGAGACTTCCCGAAGACCACGGAACAAAGCGTTAGATAATGCACCACCTGTGGTCGTACGAATACCCGTCAGTAATCCAGCCTTCCACGTACCAACAATCTTATCGACTAATTCAGTTGGGATAAGGCTATTCACTTGCTTTTGTAGTTCTGCTGTCGCTACCTCACGGGCTTCACTACCGAGTTTTAGCTGACCAATTTCTTGAGTCTTTGTAATAATAGCTTGACGAATATCTGGTGTCACAGGAACATCAGCCTTTTGGAGTTCCCGTAAAGCGTTATAAGTCATACCTTCTGGAGTACGGCGAGAGATGATACTGGCTGCTTGAACGGTTTGACCAGCCTTCGTCAGTTGGGTAGAAAGCGTATCGTAGATATTCTGAGCCAGTTCGAGGTTGCGAGTACCACCTTTATTATCTAATGAAGCAGCAACGGCAATGGCATCGGTAACAGCTTGGCGGTCAATATTCTTCTGGCTAAGGCGGTTCAGAACGTCGTCAATTGCTTCATCTTCAGTACGGTTATTAAGGAAGTTAATAGATTCCTCAACACTACCCGAGTTAGTAGACTTCTTATAACTTGAAGCATTTTCGCGGACCGCTTGGGCTAGGTCTTCTGATAAGTTACCACTATTAGGAGCGGTTTGAGATGCAAAACGAGAGCGTGCCTGTGGAATATCATCGATAGGTTGACTTAGGTTAGGTTCTATTATACCGTTACCGTATGAATCATTTATTGAACTATCTAATGGGTTGGGCGTTAGTTCTTGAGCAGGTGTTCTGGTTTGTTCTGGTACTATCTGTTGTGGTTGGTCTTGGCTACGGTTTACGTTGGGTGTATTTGAAGCTTCGTCGCCGGGGAGTTTAATATAGCCCCCTTGACCAATATCACGTTCAATTCCCTTTTGCGCATTTAAGCGTTGAACACGGTTCATAGCCATAGCTTTAGAAACCTCACGGCGAGCGTCAGGGTCTGTTATTGTATCGAATTGTTGAGCAAGGGTTGTGTACTGGTCATCAAATCCCGTCACCCGGGGGTCTTGAGAGGCGATAGACGAAGGCTTCGCATCATTAACGGCTTGTACACCGTCGTTCACTCCACGACGCGTAAGAGCGCCTGCTACCGGTGCGACAACATCTAATGCACCTTGGGTGACTCCGCCAATCAGCGCACCGGTTCCAGCAGCTTTGACTGCTTGGCCTAGGTCACCTGTTTCACCAAAGCTTTGTAATCCCGCTTGTGCACCTCCAAGCCCACCAAATAAGGCAGCATCTTTAGCAGCTGTTGTAGCAACTTGTCGGGCAGTTGCTCCCTTCGCAAGCGATAGTGGATTAGCAAACATCGTCGCAGCACTAGCGACTTCGGCACCCTTACCAAGTACAGCAGCGACATCTTGAAGGTTCCCCTGACCACTGGCAATACGGGTCGCATTCACGTCAACATCTGAAGTACCGGCTAGTCTTTTCCCTTCTAAGTCTTTTTGCGATTGGATAAACTTACGGAGCGGGTCAGTGGTATCAACGGTGGCCTGGTCTACATATTTAGCTACGTCAGGGTTCAGAAGTTTAGCAAGTGGGTTGGCAATAACTGCTCCACCTTGTAAAGCAACATCCGTGGCAGCACCTAAGCCTTGTTGGACACTGGAACCGATTGTCTTTGTGAAGTCAACAAGGTTCTTGCCTATCTTTCCAATACCATCATTAGTGATTATCTTTTGAGATACTTGGTCGCCACTGCGCGCCAGTTCTTTGCGGAGGTCTGAACCATTTGC